TCTTCAGAGTGTAATGTTTTACCTTTTCTAAATCCCTCTAATACATTTGATCCAAGGTATTCATATATATTTTTTATTTCTAAATGATTTAACAGTTCATCTTTACGCCAAGATTCCCAATTGTTTAAGGCTAATAAAAGTTTAAGTGAAATAGAGTTTCTACCTTTGTGTTGATAATACCAACCTTGAAGTTCACACAAATCTTTGGCATCATCCAAAAAATAATTAGCTGACGACAATACTAACCAATTACCCTTTGACATATCTACTTGAGTAATGTCAGAGTACCTACGAAGAATACCTTCATCATCTCTTGGTTTATATTGTTTATCAAATCTATTTTGTACTTTACTTATAATGTGTTGTGATAGTTCGTGTATAGGTCCACCAGGTATTCTGTAAGATTGTTCTAATGTTTTGATATCATCTACTTCTTCTTTAAGTGCAATAAAGTGATCTACATCTGCACCTGCCCATTTAAATATTGCTTGATCATCATCTCCTGCAATATAAGTTTTATTTGCATTTGACCAAAGCTTTCTAACCATATCCCATTGGATTAAAGAAAGATCTTGTGCTTCATCTATAAACAATACTTCAAACTTATTATTAATATCTTTGTCAATAAAATCTTCTAACAAATCATTAAAATCTTTTAGTCCTTTTTCTTTTTTAAACCTCTTTAATTCTTCAGACAAAAGATATAAAGTATTGCGTTCAATATCTAATATGTTTTGACGAGAATCATAATACTCTAATAGATCCATACGTTTTACTGCAGCTGTATTTATAATAGTAAGATATTCATTATCAGAATTAAATGTACCATCGTCTGCAGAATAGGATGCAGTCTTAATTGGAATACCACATTTTTGACCAAACTCTTTGTAGTCTTCTGTCTTCATCATCTTTTCTTTTGTCATTCCTAATTGTCTAAATGCATAAGAATGTAATGTTCTAAAATTATCTAGATCATTTTCTATGTCTAAACCAAATTTATCTGCAGCTCTAGTAGCTGCCTCGATAGCTGCTTTTCTTGTAAAAGAAAAGTATCCTATTTGTTTTGGTCGAACACCTTGTTGTATAAATTCATCTACTAAATTTAACAACGTTGTTGTTTTTCCTGTTCCTGGTGGTCCTAGTATTATTGTTTTCATATTTTTTTATTTTTCTTTCGGCTATTCTTAATTTTAATTTTGTATATTCTAATTCATTCTCCAGTTCTTTTATTATTAATCTAAATCTTAAATGCCAATTTTTTCCAACATCCTTGGAATATTTCACTAAAATAATCCTTTCAAAAGTCCTACTTGAAAAATTTCTTTTTTACTTCTTGCTCTTGCACCCTTTGAGTTTTCTGATCTAGTTACAAATCTCAAGTTGTTAAGTCTATAATTCCAAGGCTTACTATCTATATGATCTACAACAGTTACGTCATAATCATATGGATTTAAATCTCCAGCGTTTAAAAAAGCTCTGGCAGCTAATTTATGTATACAAATATTACAAGTTTTATTTGAACCACTTTTTCTTTTGTCTGTTGTTCTTAACATTACATATGGATATTCTATGGTGTCTCTTATAACTACGTGTTGATATTCTGCAGATCCTTTGTCTCTATAATTTGTATTTACAATGTAAGGAAAATCTATGGTATTTAATCTTTCGTGATAACCATAAAAAGGATGTCTGCCTCCATCTGGATAAATAAAATATTGTCCTTCTACTATGTTATGCGTAGGAATAATTTTAGCGACATCTACTGGTTTATTATTAGTTTGAACATTCTTAAAAACTTTTTCTTCTTCTATAAATAATTTTAATTGATCATCTTTCATTAAAAATTATCCTGTTGATAAGCGACTTTAGATAAACTAGCTTCTATTTTTTTCATAGTTTTAATTTTTATAAGTCTAGGTTGTTGTTTCTTAATTGTCATTCTAGTTTCTTCTACAAATATATTTTCTAATCTCTTAATTAAATTTCCTGTTTTTATTTTATCCATATCCCAATGATTTCGTTTACAAAAATTAAAAAAATCTTCCATTCTAAAATATGTAAATTCTCTTTTGTCATCTGTGAATGGTAGTTTGTTAAACACATCATCCATAGTTCTTGCTGATTGTCTGTTAGTAGTCCAGTCTTGTAGTAGTCCTGTAATTTCATTAGTAGGATTTAAAGACTCTAATGGTTCTACTTCTTGTAAATTTTGCATCAAAGGTTTTAAAAAATATTGTTTCCAATCTTTTGGTTTTGGTACAGGTACAACTAGATTAGCTTGATCTAAACAAGCCAACGCAAATAAAGGTGGACTATATAATTGTTCTGATTTTAATTCGATCCTCGTTCCACTTACATCTAAAAACCATTGTGGTGGATTTGATTTGTATTTAGTTAAGTTACCCAACACAGGCATTTCTTCTTCACCAAATCCTACACCAAATCTTTTAGTTCGACATAAACCAGATTGACATACTGCATTGATAGGTGCATCCTTGCATCTATATTTATCATAACCTTTTCTATTTACAGATTTAATTAGTTGTTGAACTTCACTATTACTTAATGAAGGTTCCATATATTTTTGATTTGCTTTTACAATTTCATCTTCCCAAGTATCTGGCATAGATTGTTTGTAATAAACTGCTATGTTAAATAGCGCATTGTTTCTAGAGCCCTCCCCAAAACCTGTTGTTGCAAGTTTATTTAAACAAGGAGGACCACTAGGAAATGCTTCTTCTATTTTTTTTTCTTCCGTTTTAATTTCTTCAACGGCTTCTTTGGTGCAGCTGTAAACATCATAGAGCTGATAAAATTCCTCAAGTGTACAACCGGAGCCATTATCGTTAATAGCATAACGCAGTCCTTTCATTTCATTGTGGTAGGGAAGATTTAAAAAGTTACCTGTATCCCCACGTTCTACAAGTATCTCTGTTTGTTTCGGAAAAATTTCTGAACCTTCATATCCTAAAACTTTTGCAAACTGTTTTAGTTTTGATTGCATTAATGATGCAGGAATATTTACTTTGGTAAATAAAAAGACGTGTGCTCCACCAGATTTAGATCGGCAGACTATTAAAGGAAGTTTATTACTCCGAACGCTTTTAATGAGGCTAGTGTGATCAAAGTTATATTCGTCAATATCAATACACCCCCACCTACAATCATTGTTCTCCGTAATAGGGATGATTCCCAAGGCTGGACCTTTTCCTGTAAGATGGTTTTCCCAGAGGTCGTCGGTGACTGGTTTACGAACAATAAAAGCTTTACCTTGTTGCTTTCCGTTTTCGCCACGATTTCCTGGTTGATATTGTCCATATGCTATAGTTAATCCACTAAATATATTTTTGAATTTATCTTTTTTCACTATCATTTCTAAACTGTTTGTAAAGGGGGATTTTGCAATCCCCCTCTATTTTGACTAGTACGGAGTTGAATCCGATACTTTCTCTTCCACATCTGCTTTTGTTTGCACGTTTCCTTTAGATACATTTCCAGAAAAATCTTTTGCACTTAAGTACAAAGACTTATCTTCCTGTCCTAATATTCTGTCTTGTGTAACAACCCATCCATACCAAGAACCTTTATCGTTCTTTTGTAGTGTAGATGCTAGGTTATACACAACCCCATGCATAGGTGGTATCACGAAACCACCTTTTCCGTCAGGTATTTGTATGGTTTTCATCATAGAATTCCATTTTTTACTGACATTTAGTTGAGTTGATTTCATAGTAATCAAAGCTGGAGTATAACCCCCTGTCTTTGTCTCAACCATTACATAGTAAGATGCCGTTTCTTCAAGATAATTACCGTTTGGTAATCTAATCTTTGAACCGTCTCTCTTACCTGTTGTGATTATCGGACTGTTCGGTAAGTGGATAGCCACAGGAGCACCAGGTCCATCCCCTCTATCCGACCATTCTGGATAATCTTTCTTGTAGTAACAAGGAATAACCTTGATACCTTTCTTACCATCGTATAGTTCGCTGGTAACAGTATTATAGATCATACCAGGTTTGGCACCATCTATAAACTTTGCATCACCATCAGTCACCTGTGGTGATAGCTGTCCCAAGATTCTGACAAACGGTAACGCAAGATCATCTTGCGTCATGTTATCAAAACCTTTAGCTGCATCATTGCCAAACAGGGCAATAGATCCAGTGTCTTTTTTAGCCATTACTTCATTAGCCATTATTTTCCTCCATTATTTTTTCCGGCTTATTTTAGTTTTGTCTTTAATCCATGTATTAAAGACTTCAGAAGGCATGTCGAGACCGGCCTCGACACGCTCCTTGAAAAGGGCAGTTAATGTAGCCCAGGCCACATCAGATTTCTGTTGTGGTTCAAACCCATTCTCTGCCGCAAGGTTAAGCAATTGCTCCGCCTTGTCATCTTCTCCACGACCAAAAGTTACAAAGACATTGTTTTTAATAATATCTTCTAACTTGTTGTCACGAAGCCATTGATAGGCTGCTTCTCTCTTCACTTCATCTTTTGGAAGAGTGCACCTAAATTCTTTTTTAACTGATACTGCAGATCCATCGCCTAACTTTATTTCAGTTAAGTTCTGCTCTGCTAATAGTTCTGGTATAACCCTAGAACTAATATCATCCGCCTCTTGTTTTTTAGCTTTTAGTTTATCTTCTAGATCTGCAATCTCGTCTTCTTTTTGTTTTAACTTTTGACACTCTGCAGCTATAGTGGTTACTTCTACTGAATCTAAAAGATCTTTAGAATCTTTAACCATTTCTTCAGCAATATTAAACGTACCACTACCAGTAAAAGTTTTAGCTTTTATTTTTTGTTTTATACTCATTGTTATCCTTTCTGATAGAGATCGAAATTTATTGGATAATATTTAGCCTCTCGTCGATCCCATTTCAAGAGATTAAATTTGCCGTTTGTTTTATCACAAACGATTGCACAAGAAATACCAATAATAGCTGGATCTCCTGTGAGCAATACATAATCTTGTGTTCTAAAGTCTCTTAAATTTTTTTGCATTTTAAAAACAAAAGGACTTGATGAAAATATTATTTGAGAATCTGGACCATAATTAGGCAAACAAATTACCAAGTATCCAAAGTCAGATGCACCTAATATATTAATATTTGCAGGTGGATGCTGTAAGACATAAACAAAATTTTCATCAGGATTGTTTTTATGAAAATCTAAAAACTCTCGCAATGAGTTAGGTTTGTATAATTCAAAAATTTTATTCTTCATTCTATTATTCTAGTTGACAAAGATATATAGATTATTATATCAATGTCAATAGAAAGAAGAAAAAATTATGAACTATAAATTTAAAACAGACCCATATGCTCATCAACTATCTGCATTAGAAAAATCGTGGGATAGAGAAGAGTTTGCTTATTTTATGGAAATGGGTACAGGTAAATCTAAAGTATTAGTTGATAATATTGCTATGCTTTATGATAAAGGTAAAATAAACGGGGCGCTAATTATAGCACCTAAAGGTGTTTATAACAATTGGTATACTCAAGAAATACCAAATCATTTAGCTAGTCACATACAACCTAAAATGGTATTATGGACAGCCTTAACTTCGAAGTCAAAACAAAAAGAATATGATTCGTTATTTGAAACAGGATATGATCTTCATATTTTAATTATGAATGTGGAAGCTTTCTCTACAAAGAAAGGTTTAGATTTTGCAGGTAGGTTTTTAAGAACTCACAGAACTATGATGGCTGTGGATGAATCAACTAGTATTAAAACTCCAACAGCTAAAAGAACTAAATCTATTTTGTCTATAGGTAAACTTGCTAACTACAGAAGAATACTTACAGGATCTCCTGTTACTAAATCACCATTAGATTTATACACTCAATGTGCTTTCTTAAACGAACACTTACTTGGCTTTACTTCTTATTATACTTTTAGAAATAGATACGCCACTATGTTAGATAGAAACTTTGGTGGTCGTAGAGTTCAAATTGTAGGTGGTTATAAAAGATTAGATGAATTATCTAAAATATTAAAAGCATTTTCTGACAGAGTTCTTAAGGAAAACTGTCTAGATTTACCAGAAAAAGTATATGTTGAAAGACAAGTAGAACTTACTGATGAGCAAAGCAAAGCATATTCTACTATGAAATCCGCGGCTCTCGCTTCTATAAAAGGCAAAATGGCTACAGCTCCACATATTCTAACTCAAATGATGAGGCTGCATCAAATTACTTGTGGTCATTTAAAGAGTGATGACGGCACCATTACAGAAATAAAAAATAATAGATTAGAAGAGTTGTTAGATGTGTTAGATGAAATAGAAGGTAAGGCTATTATTTGGGCTAATTATATTTATGATATAGAACATATTGTTTCTGTTATTAAAAAGAAATATGGCGAGAACTCTGTAGTTCAATACTATGGAGCTGTGTCGTCCGACAAAAGACAAGAAGCTATTCAAAAATTTCAAGATACTAATTCTGCTGCACGATTCTTTGTTGGTAATCCACAGACCGGTGGCTATGGTATTACATTAACAGCTGCTAACACAGTGATATATTATTCTAATGGATATGATTTAGAAAAAAGATTGCAGTCAGAAGACAGAGCACACAGAATAGGTCAAAAGAAGTCGGTAACATACGTTGATCTTGTAACACCAAAAACTGTAGATGAGAAGATTAAAAAAGCGTTGCGTAAAAAGATTAATATTGCAACAGAAATTATGGGAGAAGATTTAAGAGAATGGATATAAAATATGAAATAGAACCTGTATTTAAAATAGAATTTTTTAAAATTCAATGCATCAATTTTAAAAAGAAAAAGAAAAAAATAGAGAAAGCATTAGCTAGATATCCCGAGATGCCTTTTCCTAATTTTAAAAGTAATAGAAATAAATGTAGTATTAATTCAGAATTTAAAGAAATATTTAAAGATGAGTTTAGTTTAATGCGTGCTAAATATAATTCTAAAATATTATTACAAAGAGTTTGGTCGGTGGTGTATGACAAAGATAATTATCACGTACCACATAATCATAGTTCAACAGGTTATTGTGGTATATTATATTTAGATATGAAACCCGATTCACCTAGAACTACTTACATACAACCTTGGAATGATCAAAATGATAAAAGTGTTTTATATACTCCTTTTATTAAAGAGGGTGATATAATGATAGTGCCACAACATTTATGGCACTACACAGAACCCAATAAAATAAATTTTAAAAAAAGAATATTATCTTTTGACTTTGCACTAGAACCTGTATTATTTTAATGGATTTAATAATCTTAAATGATGGTATGTATAGTTTAGTTCCTGTAACTAAAGCTATGATGCAAGGCATCGAGATCCTAACTAAAATAGATTGCTTTGATCTATGTGATATATTAAGATTAAAGTTAACCACGTACCACGATGCACCATTTAATAGACATGTTATGAATGATGGTAGTGGTGATTTCTTTGGTTGTATTTGTAATTAACCTACGACTTTTCCGTCTTTCCATTCCATATCTGGAAGACCTTCGGTGTATTTTTTTCCGTCAAAGGTTAGCACTTGTTTTCGATTTGAATCTGATTCGTGATAAGATATGTGAACCCATCCCCCTGCAGGATCTTCAGGATCATAGTACTCCATTATTAATTGATCGAAGTCCACGTTATTTTGAAGCCAGTAAGCTGTCTTAATATTAGGCACACCAAAAATTTCTAGGTCGACGGCCTGCCCCTTGGCATGTTGCGATGTCTTTTTGCTGCCAATTGCTTCACACAACGCCTCTGAACGATAGCCCGATGTGATGGTGACAGGCTTATCAAAGTGTGCTCGTAGTGGTTCAAGAACTTCATAACATAAGTCACCTAAACTTTTTATTTCTGCTGATCCTGGTGTGTTATCAATTCCCTTACGTTGCGCGGTCATTGAATTGGTCATCTCTCTTAAAGAGAAGTGTTTTGATAGTTGCATCAGCTAAACATCCTTTCCAACACGAAGAGTACTGCAGTACCCGCTACAGTCAAAAGAACCCAATAGATCTTATCTATCTTACCTCCCAATTTATCTACATCTTCGTGTACATGTTTTAAATTTTTCTTGACACCTGAAATGTGTCCATACAAAGATAAAATGTGTTCTCTTGTGTTTTTGGGTTCTATTGCCATGTTAGCTTCTCGTTGTTCCGAATGTTATACTATTGTTAAATATTTCGCTACCTCTATCTTGAACTACTGCTCGTTGGTTTGGTATAGCTGGTTGTAAATTAACTGTTTTTCCAGCTGCAAAAGCATTAGCAGGTGGTAACTCAACAGGTCTAATAGGAGTTAAAGCTTGTGGTTCTTCATTTATTTGTCTGTAGAAAGATACATTTCCATCATCTAAATTAATTCTTCTATTACCATTTATTAATTCGTTAATTTCTGGCAATGCTTGAAAATAAGGATTGGGTACATCTACTCCCTCTTTATTATTTAAGTCTCTATTTATTTCTGAAACTCTATTAACAAAAAATTTATTTGGTCTTGATGGTGTAAATACACCTTGAAATAAATTATCTAAAGTATCTTTATTAATACCTCTTCTAGAAACTGTGTTTCTTATTTTATATTCTGGAACACCTAAAGTTCTAGCTGCTTTTATGTTTGCATACATTTCTTTCATAGTGTTAAACTTTCTAGATTCTGCGTATTTATATCTATCTATAATATCTTCAGAAGTAATTCTGCCTCCTCTTAACAAAGGTGCAATAAATAAAGCATTATCTTTTTTTAAATCAGATCCAAATCTAGTTGTCATATATGTTAATGCCCTACCAGGATCTGCTACTATTTCTCTACCACCCCATAAACCTGGAAGTTCATCAGATAAATTATATAAGTTACCATATTTATCAGCTGTACCGGTTGCAGCTTGACCTAATCTTTTCATTTGTGAAATAGAACCAGGTGTTAAAGACTTACCAACATGTAGCATTCCTTTACCTATTTTAACCATGGTCTCATCTTCTTCACTCCATATTCTTCTTCCTGCTCTGCCATAACCTCTTCTAAATGTAGAATCAATTAACGCTTCTGTAAAAATAGATTCTGTTGCATATGGTTTTAAAAGTTCTGCACTACTTTCAATCATACCTTGACCAAGTGAATTCATTAAAGATTCTCTATTCAAATCTCCTTCACCTAATTGATTAACGATTGCATTAAAAGGTCTAATTAAAGTATCATATGCATTTGCATAACTAAAATCTATATATTTTAAATTACCATTTTCATCTCTACCTGTAGGTATTAGTGTAGAATTTTGTGACCATTCAGGAACAAATTTTCTTAATGCATCCATCTCTTGATCTGTTACATCATTTTTAGCTTTAAACATTTCAACTAATCCATACGGCACACCGCCGACTGTTGCTCCAAAACTAAACAATCTTTTGTATCCAAGACCCACTAACTCTGGGATACCACTTGTAATTTCATCAATAGACTGTTGAAAAATGTTATGACCTGTTCTCATTATTTCTAATGGAAAGGCTATAAAGTTACCAAAAGGCGTTTGTCTTAATGCTCTTCCTGTTCTACCAATATATGCATAGTTAGGCACTTGGTTTCTAGTTAAATTACCTGCAACCTCATCTAAAAAATTACGATAGACTTCTTCGTTACTTGTTCCACTTTTAATATAATCTATTCTTGGTGCTCTTTTTCTAAAGTACTCTGCGATCCTCACTCCATTGTCACCTAACTCTTTTATGGCTTCTTCGTTATTGTCTAAAATTTTTAAAATATTATCTTGATTTAATCCTAGGTTTTTAGCAATACCAGAATATCTATTCCATTCTAAATTCCAATTGATAATTTTCCAAAAATCATCTTCAGCTACATACGCATCTTGTAGTTTAGCAAAAGTTTTTAACAAACCTCTTTTAGTTTTACTTGAAACTTCTTTAGGAAGCTTATCATATAATCCTCTCTCAACGGCAGCTGGATCAGTAAGTATATCACCAATTAGTCTTTTTGTTTCTCCAGGTTGAACTGCAGAATCAACTACTCCTACTTTTAATAATCTTTCTGTTAGTTCAATATCTTCTTTATTCATTGTACCAAATATTCTTTTACCTGTAAGATTGTATGCTTGTTTTATTTTTCCTGCTCCACCTAATGATTCAGGTAATAATTGTTTAATATCTCCATAGTTTGGAAAAGCTGCACCGTTTGCAGCTACGAACGCTCCTGCGCTTAATAAATTTCTAACGTGTGTTAGTGGTGATAAGATTGTTTTTGCAATTTGAGATCCTGCTTTTGGTGTAAGCACTGCATATTTATAAAAAGTTCCAACACTACTTTTATTTAACCAATCACTTGTTACATCAAATACTTGATCGTAAGTAGGTGCTTTAAGATATTTACCATCTAATGGAGTAGGAATTCCTTGAGTGTCTCCTGCATATTTTTTCCATTTGTTAGGATTAGATAGTTCAGCCATAGCTTCAGTATTAGCTTTTGCTATTTGTTCATTTAATGTTGCTAAATCATTTTTACCTCTGTCACCTAATCTTATTAATCTATCTCTTTCAACATTAGCTGCTTCTCTACTAAAACCAAATCTTCTTTTTAATATTTGATCTTCTAACTCATCTACTGATGTTATAAATCCATTAGGACCAGAACCTAATTTAGCCACACGATCTAGATAGTCTAATGTAAAATTTAAGTTAGCTTGTTTACCTACAGTTGCAAAGAAAGTATAAGAAGGATCTTTAATAACACCAAATAATTCTTGTTGCCATTCATTTAATTTTTGTTGTTTTAAAATATTATTATCTATTTTTACATTTTTTAAATCTTCTTTACTTACGTTAGCATTACCTAAATCATATGGAGTAACTTCATCATTAGCTACTTTTTCTGCAAATCTTCTAACCTCATCATCTGCTTCTTTTAAAATAGTATCTGAATCAATAGGTCTTCCTGCTCTTTGTAATTCTTCGATTCTAAACTGAACATATTTTTCTTTACTTCGTTCTATAATTTCTTCTGTAGGTTTATAATTACCAAAACCTGCTAACCCTTTTGTTTCATATTTTAGATAAAGTTTATTAGTATATCTTCCAAAGTTGTCTGCAATTCCTTTTGCAGTTGTGCTATCTAAATCTTTTAAATATAATTTACTAGACATATTATCAATTGATAATCTTGCATTAATAATTGAATCTTTAAGTTTTTTACTATCTCCTCCTACATCATCTACTTTTTTTAATATTTTATTTAAAAAATCAGATTCTACATAATCGTCTACGGTAAATGCACCTTTATTTTTAATTGTTTGAGCTAACTCTTCTAAATTAGGCACTTGATATTTATTTTTTATAAGTTCTATTTTTTGACTTACTTCTGTTAGTTGTTTACTAATTACATCATCAGTTATACTTTTGTCTACGTCTAGTTGTCTGCCTAAACTAATTAACTCTTCTTCTAAAGGCTTAAATTCTTTTAAAGCATTTAATTCTCTTGTGGCTCTATCTTTTGCTTCTTTACTTAAAAGTCTTTGTGAATTTTTACTTGTAGGACTTACAACTTCTTGTAAGTCTTCCATAAATATTTCTTTACCTGTTCTTGTTTCTTTGGATGTTTTTCTGGCGTTTAAATATTCTTCATAAAAATTATCACCTAAATCTTTAAGAGAGTTATCTATATTTTTTACCTCTTCACTAGCTGCACGATTAACAGCTTTTTTCATACCATCAAAATATTCTTTAGTTTCAAAAGTGCTTCTTGGTCCTGCGGACTTTGCAGAAAAACCAAATTCACCAAAAGTTTCAAAGTTTCTTTGAATAGCATTTGCAGAGTATTCATCTAATACTTTCTCACCTGAACCTCTTAATGCTTTAATACCTTTACCTGCACCTATAATACCTAAATTAAATAATGCACCCTCTGTACCAAATTTAATTCTGTTTTTTAATTTTCTAAAAGCTTCTTCTCTTCCTTCTTTATCTGTGCTTTTGTCCATCATAGTAACTGCAAATGGTTCAAGAGATGTGCCTCTAGCCATATCTGCAAACGTACCAATATCTTCATCAGCAACCAACGCTTCACCAACACCACCACCAATTACTCCTCCTGCCGTAGGTGTCATAATTTTAGAACCTATTTTACTCATACTCATATACTTGCTGACTTTTTTAGCTTGTAAAGCTCTTGAGGCTAAAGATGCTCCTATCTTGTAACCTTGAACTGCGGGTATACCTATCTGTGTTAACGCTTGTGTAATCTTACCAACGGTTCTTGCTTCAGCTTCATCATCAAAAGGATTAACATCATCAAACCATTGCTCTACACCTTTAGCAGTATCAGTGTCTCCAATTAAATCAAATATCTCTGCCCCTAAAGACACAAAACCTTTTGGTATATTCCAAAGGCCAGTTGCTACACCAGCAAGAGCTGATTCAAAAAAACCAACTTCTTCTTCTTTTTCTTTTTTCTTTGATTGCTCTAGACTTAATGGAGTAATCGGCATTTATCCCCCTTTACTTAAATCCTTTTTCACCTGGTAATATAAATTTCTCTCCGTCCCATTTACCCATTAATTCACCTTCAGGTCCTGCTTTTTCAAAGTAATAGTATTTGCCCACTACTTCATCACCTGTTGTTTTAGTTGGGTCTGGGTGTTTTAAAACATTACTTCTACTAATGTCATTGTCTATCATTATTTCACTAACAGCATATGCTGTACCTGGGCTAGTTTCTAAACTATCCATAATTAATTTTATTGATTGATTTCTAACATTTCCTGACGATGCATTTTTTGATATTCTATCCGCTGCTTCTGATACAGATATATTTGCAAGTTTAGCTAATGCTTTAGCATTTTTTTCTAATGTTCCTGGTTCTAATTGTTTTAAAGCTGCTTGGAATCCTAAAGTTTTAGCTTGTCTATCTGCTGCTCTTTCAGCTGCTTCTATTTTAGAGAACCCTTCTAATGCTGGTGCACCTGCTTTTCCAACAGCCTCACCTAAAGATTGTCCTCCAGGTTGTGCTAGTAAGTTAGCACCAAATTTAGCAATCTCTAAAAATCTTTGTCTGTTAAGTTCATCTTTATCTGCACCAAGACTTTCTTTAAACATATCCATGTATTCTTGCATAACTTGTTTATCAGATTTTTCTTGAAAATTATTTAAACCTGTACCGTCGTTAATTTTAGTTGTAGTATCTTTTTCTTCTATTTCTATTTTTTCTGTTTTTTGTGGTAATTTAGAACTATCTACACCTAAACCTTCAGCTTCTTTTACAACTTTATCTTGCTCTGCAAGCTGTTCAGCTACATATGCATTTACAGCCGCCTCACTACTTAATATTTCAAAATTTTTTGTAGCTTTTTCTCCAAAAGTACCCTTACCAAATTCATCAATACCTAATAACATTAAAGGATCTGATGATTGAATTTTATCCTCATATTCTTTTCTAAAATCTTCTTCTGTTTTAAAACCTTTGCTTAATATTTCCTCTGCTCTTTTTTGATCTTTTATTTCGTCTTCGTAACTTTTTACCTTACCTGCTTTTACATACCCTACTCTACCACCATCATTATATCCTAGGCCTGTAGCGATCCCCGTTCCATAGCTAGAGACTGGACCTCCTCTAAACATAGGTCTTCGTAAAATTCTACTCATTAAAATAAACCTTTAATAGCTCCACCTAATCCTGCTGCACCAATACCTAGTCCTAATAATTGTTGCGTTGTGCTTGGAGGAGGAGTTGATTGAACTTGTGTTGCAGCTGGGAATCCACCGATAACAGATGCTAATTGTGGACCAATTAATCCTAGTCTAGTGTAATCTGCAAATGCCGCTTCTCTAGCTGCTTCTTGTTGAGCTGCTAAATCAGCCTGTGTTAGTTGTCTTTCTGCACCACCTAATTGTGTTTGATATGTACCTAAACCTTGTTGTGCCGCAAGATCTGCTGCTCTTGCTTGTCTTGCATCTGCAAAACCTTGTTGTCTTAATTGTGATTCTTGAACTGCTCTTGCAACATCAGCTGCCGCTTGATATTCACCCATCATCGCTGATTCTCTACCACCACCAAAAGCTCCTGCTTGAACTGCTCTATTTCTTAATGCACCTAAACCTCTAGCTTGTTCTCTATCTAATGCAGCTAACGAAGCATCAATTACTTGCTCCTGATAAGGAGACATATAAGATGCAATAGAACCTGCACCTGTTCCTGCACCTGTACCTGTAAGTTGACCAAGATCAGCTGCAGCTTTTGCAGCATCTTGTTCTAATTGTGATTGGCCAGCAACAAATTGTTTACCTGTGTATGTTGCAGTAGGTAATGTTTGTTTAAGTAATCTTAAACCCTCATTAGTTACACCTAGACCAGCTGCTTCTACAAATGGTTCTCGATACTGTCTAGTTTCTGTTATTGCCATTATACTCTAGCCTCTAGGTTATTCATTAAATCATACATTCGTTTTGCTCCTTTATTAACACTGCCACCACCTGCTGCTCTAACAGCATCAGCTGTCATTACAAATTCGTTCTTGGAAAGTCTTGCAGGTACATCATCAGCTCTTTCCTTTTTACCTATTGGTACAAAACCACCACCTCTTAAATCCATTTCTTTACCACCAAGATTCATTATACCACCTTCTTTCATTTTAGGTACTTCTTTATCTAATATTTCTGTTTGTATAAATTCAAATTCTGATTTGTCCATTTCGCCGTTTCTATACATTTGTGGAGCATATAACTCATAAAATTCATTTTTCCTGTCATCTGGCATTACACCATCAATGTCATTGTACATTGCTTCTATAATAGCTCTCATTTCTGATTGACCTGGTTGTTGAGTTACCTTTAATTTATCTACTAAAAATTCTTTTGGTTTTTCTTCTATGCTTTCAACAGCTTCTGTAATACCACCAAATCCACCGTCCGCGAACCTCATCATCGGCATTGGCTTAACATCACCCTGTAACATACCTAGACCTTGTTGTGCATAAGATAAACTATCGTCGATAGATACTTCGTCATCTTTACCACCCTTCATCATTTCTACAAATTCTTCCATAGACATTTCTTCTTCACCATTATCATCATTTACTTCTGCGTTTGTTTCTATAGTCATAATACCAGCTGAAGGAGTTTCTTTCTTTTTAACTTTACCACCAACTTTATAACCATATGAATCTAACATACTATTAACTTCATCATCATCATAACCTGCATTTATAAATACATTAAAGATTGCATTTCTTCTTGCAGCTTTATTTTTAATACCTCTAGATAATAGATCTGCTTCGTATTCTTCTAATGCTTTTTGATCTAGTTCTATTTGTTTAACAGCGGCATCAGTTCCTGCTTGAATACCCATTGTAGTTAATGGTTTATCTTTTGCAAAACCTGCTACTTTAGAAGCTCCTAATTGAGCTTGTTGTTTAAAGAAACCAGGGTCACCTAATTTTAATTTAGCTGCTTCTCCTGCTGTAGAAAATTGTTCTGCTGCTGCGGGTGCTGCGGCTAATGCTGCCGTAATACCAATATCTTTTAAATCTGCTTCATCATCTGTAGCAAATCTTGTACCACCGGCTATTAATGCTTTTGTTACTGCAGGGTTAGAAAATATACCAGAAGATGCTAAACCAGCTGGCCCAAATGCTGCTGCAATATAGGGTACAAAAGGTCTAATTTCTTTAGGTATTAACTTCTTTACACGTTTCCTAGCGCTTTTAAATAATTTTTTAAATGGCATAAATTTTCCTTAAATTAAATGATAGCAAGTACGCAACGCTTGTAAATAGGCGAGTGTATTGCAATTTACTAGGTTTTTCCATATTCGTCAATCGCTGATATTAAAGCCAGCTCCTATCTTTATCTCTTCTACAGTAACATTTACGTCTCTTCGTATATGTTCAGATTTTGTAGGTGTATTAGCATTTTGAACGTCTGCTAAAGCCTCGGCATCTGACATATATTCTTGGCCTGTTTCTGTGTTAGTTAGTGTTACTTCTGTTTTAGGTGTAATTACTGGTACTCTTTTACCATTAATTGTTTCATACCTAACAGAAGCTTCTGTTTCTATAAACGGCATTATTTATCCTCCCTGTTAATTTCTAATATAGATGCAATAACATCTGTTTGACCACTACTTGCCTGTACCTTTAATATCTCACTTTCCTTCATAATTAAGGGTTCAGTTAATACTTGTTCTTTTTCATTAGCAGATAAACTAACATTATTATCTACTACAAAAACAGTTGCCGCTGCATCTACTAAAGTTACTTTAACAACTGCTGCACCAGCGTTATCTTCTGTTACTAATAATGATTTTACAATAGCTCTTGAATTAGAAGGCACTGTATATAGTGTCGTTAAATCTGTATTTGTTAAACTTGTTTTTTCGTTCTTATATATATTTGCCATTAACCTAGTCCTAACCAAGTAAATCGTTCTTGATCCTCTTTTTGTTGTGTTAAGTATGTAGAGTTTAATTGTTCAATAATTGCAGCCAACGCTCTGTTAATTTGTCTTTGATTGTCTTCACTATATTCTTTTTTAGGTTCTGGTAATCTTACTACTACTTT